TGAGGAAAGAGAAGCAGGTGATCTTGTACAGACGGCACTTAAGGATGGCAAGATATCGGCAGCACAGAAGGAATGGGCAATGTCCTATGCCCTAAGTGATAAAGAAGGCTTTAAGAGCTTCTTAAATAAAGCTCCGGGTGTTGTACCTATGGGAAGGACTGAAACAGTCCAGAAAGTCTCTAAGACAGAAGCACATGATGAACTTACTGCAAAGATATTAAAAGACTGCAGCATTACAGATGAAGATGTTGAGAAATATTTTAAAACCAGACAGGAGGAAATCTAAATGGGAATAGCAGAAAGAATGGGCGGATACCTTATGGAAATCCCGGTAAAGGCAGCCGTAAAAATTGAAGCAGGCGAGCTTGTTGCTGTCGGTGCTGACGGATATGCAGTTACTGCCACAAAGGCTGCAGGCTTAAAGATTGCCGGGTGTTCGGCAACACTTGCAGATAACCGCACAGGAGCAAACGGAGATGTAAAGGTACTTGTTAAAAGAGGAACCTTTGTTCTTGAAAATGATGGCAAGATAAAAAATACAGACATCTTAAAGGATGCCTATGTAGTTGACGGTAATACAGTAACAAATACAGCAGAAGGCTCAAGCAAAGCAGGAAAGATTATCGGAGTTGAAGCTGACGGTGTTGTAGTTGAGATTATGTAAGGAGGATAAGGATAATGATAGTAAACCAGGCAAGCTTAAAAGGACTTGACATTGCTTACTCCACAGCCTTTAATCAGGCATTTGCAGGAGTAAAGGACACTCATGATAAATTTGCAACCACTGTGCCAAGCAGTACAGGTGAGACAAATTATACATGGCTTGGACAGATGCCGGGCATGAGAGAGTGGATAGGCGAAAGAACGATTCAGAATATTTCAGCCTATGATTACAGTATTAAAAACAAGAACTTTGAGTCCACTATATCGATCCCAAGAAATGCAATAGAGGATGACCAGTACGGACAGTATTCAACTGTATTTGCCGCACATGGCGAAGAGGCTGCAAGACATCCGAATATACTCTGTTATGAAGTATTGAAGAACGGATTTAGTGAAAAATGCTTTGACGGCAAGACATTTTTTGCAGAAGACCATCCAAGTGGAAAGGATGGCAAGGCTAAGGCATCAAATCTTTCAAAGAAAAAGTTTAGTGAGACTGAGTACGAAAAGGCAAGAAAAGCAATAATGATGTTAACAGGTGATAAAGGACAGAGCCTTGGACTTGTACCGGATCTTCTTGTAGTGTCACCTGCAAATGAAAAGGCTGCTAGACTTGTGCTTGAAGCCGACCAGATAAACGGAACCACAAATGTACTTAAGGGAACTGCAGAGCTTCTTGTTGCACCTGAACTTGCAGATAAAGAAAACTGCTGGTTCCTGCTTTGCACAAACCGTTTCCTTAAGCCAATCATCTTCCAGGACAGAAAGAAAGCAAAGCTTACAGCCCTTATAAAAGATGATGATGACAATGTATTTATGAGAAATGAGTTTATCTGGGGTGTGGATGCAAGATACAATGCAGGTTATGGCTTCTGGCAGATGGCATATGGATCTACCGGGGCAGAAGCATAAGAAATATTAAAAAGGAGACAGGTAAATGGCATATTGCAGCGTAAAAGAAGTCCTTGATATGTTAAAGGCTGACATGATGAATGCAATCATCGGAGACGAATACATAGAAGACGAGGCTGAAAGAAAGAAAAAAATAGAACCGCTTGCAGAGGAAGCAATAACGGATGCAGATGCGGAGATTGACGGTTATCTTGCCAAACGCTACAGTCTGCCGTTTGCCGAAACTCCAAAGGTGCTTAATAAGTTCTCTAAAGACATAGCAGTCTATAACCTGGCTTCAAGAAAGGGAGTAGATGAAAATGACAGGGAAAAGACATACCTTACAAGATATAAGGCAGCCATTGCGTTCCTTACAAAAGTTGCTGAAGGACTTATCGACATAGGAGTATCAGGAATTTCAAAAGAAAGTCTTTCAAAAACAGGCTTTTCAATGAAAAGCTCAGACAGGCTGTTTACAAGAAACAGTATGAAAGGCTGGTAGTTATGAGCGAAGTATCAGTAACGCTTGACGGAGATGTAAACGGACTGCTTGAAAGACTAAAAAGCCTTTCAGATGTGGACAAAGCCGAGGTTATGCGTGCTATTGCAGAAGGACTTAGGACTTCAACCATAGAAAGATTTAGGACTGAGAAAAGCCCAGAAGGGGTTAAATGGGAACAGTCCGCAAGGGCAAAATCTACAGGTGGCAAAACCCTGACAAAATCAGCAGCATTAAGGAACTCAGTAAAGGCTAAGTCTGACAGTAAGGGAGCCTCAGTAGGCACAAACCTTGTGTATGCAGCTACACACCAGTTCGGAGCTGAAAGAACTATAAGAGCTAAGAATGCCAAATATCTGTGGTTTAAGGGTACGAGCTGGGCAAAAAAGAAAGAAGTAAGCATACAGATACCTGCAAGACCGTTCCTTGGCATAAGTGATGAGGATATGGCTGAAATTAGAGAACTTATGATTGAAGCAGTTACGGAGTGATTATGAAAGAGGAAAGAGACTTTTTAATAAAAGCACTGCAGAAGGCAGGAGTAAAGGGTAAGATACACGAATCCATGAAAACGCTTAAAAACTGCAGTGAGCTGCATGTGGGTGCGGTATTAAGAGTCAGGGAGAATTTCACACGTTCAGGCTCAAAAAAGAGATATACAGACAAAGAGGGGCTAAGGAAACAGAGAAATAAACTCTTTGACAGGATTACCGTCCTGCATGTTGTTATTGCAGACACATCAGAGGATAAGATAGAAACACTGCTTAATAACTTTCTTACAGGCATATCAAAGGGCTTTGAGGTAAACGGAAACTGGGTAGACCTTGAGCTGTCTGATGCCGAGTGGCTTGAAGAGGAAGACACCATACTAAAGGCAAAAATTACCGTAGAGTTTGATGTGACATTAAAAGGCGGAATATATGTGGATACTGATGTGGTTAATATTGGACTGGGAGATGTAAACGGCAGTCCGGAAAGGATATAGGATGGAAACAGAAGTTTATAAGGGCATTGAGGAATTAAAAGCCATAAAGGAAACCCCTGATACGGTCTTTGAAGGTGTCAAGGCAATGATGGAGTGGACAAGCGGCAGACAGGTAACGGAGGGAGAGTATGATGCAGCCGTTACAGAGTTTAATAATGCTCCGATTGATGGGAGGTAGATATGTTTAGTGAAGTAAATGTAAAAGTTGAGGATGGGAATCTGGGAAGAAGCAGCATTACATCAAGAAATGCACAGGTAAAGATTGGTGTTTCGGATGTAGACAGCAGTATTCCGCTTTTAATTACAGGAATGATGAAACCTGATGAGATAAGGGAGAAGCTTGGCAATACACCACTTGCAGATGCCTGCATAGATGCCACAGAAAACGGATTAAGTACCATTTATGCCATACCGGTAAAAGCAGACATAAACGGCAGCAAAGGCGAAGTAACCCACACAGGTACAGGAAGCGGAACTCTTGATGTATCAGGAAACCCAAACAATGCCTATGACATAGTAATTAAAATTAAAAAGGGTGGAAAAGCTAACACAGGAAGCTTTAAGTGTTCGGTTGATGGCGGCAACAGCTATCTTGATGAAACAACTATTCCTTTAAGCTTAAAGTATGAAATACCGGGTACAGGACTTGCCATTACCTTTACGAATGGAAGTTCTGAAACAGCCTATGTTGAAGGCGATGTTTATTCATTCTCGACAACCGCACCGGGGATGAACAATAACACAGTACTTAAAGCTGTTGAAATGTTAAATACGTTTAATAAAAACGTTGAAATCTGCCATATAGTCGGTACATCGGCAAAGGCTTTGTGGGCAGCCCTGCAGAGTAAGGCAGAAGAACTTCTAAATGTATATAAAAAGCCTGTTATATTCCTGCTCGAAGGCAGAAGATGCGGCAAGAGTGAAAGCATTGATGAGTACCTGCTTGCGATGGAAAATGAAAGAAAAGGCATTACAAGCAAGTATCTATGTGTAGTTCCAAGCTATGGAATATACACAAGAAAAGACTTAAGGACACAGGAAGTAAACTTTGCAGGTCTTATATCAGGTCTTATAGGAAAGGCAAAGGAGAGTTTATCAATAGGCTGTGTGGAAGAGTTCCCTATAAGCTCTGCAAAGCTTATTAAGCTTGTGCCGGAAGGAATAGAAAACTACAGCAGACAGCTTGATGAATTAGGCTATACGGTTTTAAGGCAGTATGTTGGAAAGGACGATTTCTATGTGTCAAATGCCAATGTAATGGCAAAGCCCGGAAGTGATTTTCCTTATGTTGAGAGTGTAAGGGTTCTTAACAGGATAGTCAGGGAAGTATCAATGAAGGCAACTGATAAGGTACAGACTGAAATAGATCCTGAAAACCTTGAAAGCAGCATAAAGGTTATTGAAGCTTATTTAAACATTGCGGTTGAGGAATGTGAGAATGATAAGATAATAAGCTCCGGAGAAGTAAGCATCAATAATGAAGGACTTAACATACTCGCAGATGAAACACTTAATGTAAATGCAACCTGGGTTCCGATGGGAACTGCAAGAAGATTTAACTTGAGCTTTGCCGTAAGCAATCCAGCAGTACAGGGAGGTGAGTAAATGTCAAAACAGCTTGTAAATGGAAAAGTCTATGACTGGTCAAGTATCACTATCAATATGACCGGAATGGACAGCATAGAGCTTTTAGAGATTTCCTATGATGATGAGCAGGAGCTTGATCTTATATATGGAAAAGGTGGAAAGATAAGAGGTTATGGTACAGGCAACCAGAAGAATTCAGTTAAACTCTCAATGCTTAGGGAAGACTTTAACGAGATGGTAAGAGTTGCTAAAAAGAAGGGACTTAAGAGCTTTTATGCACTTACCATACCTAAAATAACCGTAAACTATGCAGATGAAGGAGCACCAACTACAACGGACGTTCTCACTATGATTAAATTTTCAAAGAGATCCCTTAAGGCTGCACAGGGAGATAAGTCAATGAAGGTTGACCTTGACGGAGTAGCAGTTGGTGGAATTAAGTTAAACGGACTTGGAGCCTGATAAATAAAACATATTAAGGAGAATGAGATGGATAATTACAATGATTATACAGAAACTGAACAGGATGAAGTTACAGAGGTTAAGAGTTCAGATGTAAAAGAAGATACTGAGCTTGAAAAGCTCAGAAAGAAATATAAGGATATGGATGGTAAGATTTATGAGATTACCACATCAATCCAGGAGGATGATGACAATGAAACAGAGTTTGACTTCATCTTCAGGAAACCTAAGATTGCATCCTATGACAGATATGTAAAGACTGCCGGTACATCAGGTACAAAAGCACTTAAAACTTTTATAACCGACAATATTTGTGAGGAACAGGTTGAAGATCTTAGAGCTGCCCTTGAGGAATATCCGGCTATGGCAATAAGCCTTGGTGAGAAGCTTCTCAATATGCTTGGTCTTAGCAAGGAAACAACCGTAAAAAAGTTATAGAGGACTACAGGGAAGAACTAAAAAGTAACTTAGTAATCCAAGGCAAGCTCCTGATATATAAATATCTTCCAGATGAACTTATAAACAATGTTGATGACCTTGATTTTGATGATTTTTACAGGCTTATGGCACTTGCAGATATTTCAAGGGAAATGAGTATAAGGGATATGGAAGCAGGAACAAACGGGGGCTTGGCGGCAGCTTTTGGAGAGGATGGAAAATAAATGGGAATGGAAGCGGTATTTAAGCTTTCGGTTGTGCTTTCCCTTATGGATAAGATGACATCCCCGCTATTAAGTGCTACCGGAGGCTTTCAGAAGGCAGGCAAGGTTATGGCTGCTGCAGGTG